TGCTCTCCGTCTAAAGACGGTGAGGGAGATAGTCGGGAGCGATGTTGATAATATCCTCGGTGTTAAAACCGAGACCGTTATGAACAAAATTCTCAACCTTTCCTCTGTTCTGGTTCAACACGTGTCGGGTTACAAACCTGACCTCCCGCCTAAGTTCCGTCCACCTAAGTGGCGAAACCGGCATCTCCTAGGTTGACTTTTCAAAGTCTTCCTAATCTCTAAGGAGCCTTTCTATGGCTTTCGCACCATCAACTCCCATTACGGGAGCGGCCGTCACGGGTCTCACGACCCCGACGTATACGATCGTGGCTGATACCGCACCGAACCTCAAAGCCAAGCAATATGCCGTCAGTGCTTTGGGTGGTACTCAGACCGGCGTTGAAGTCAATGCTGTGAGCAAACCGTTCACCTTGACCTTCTTTCGTCCCTCCACGCTGCGTTCCTTGCCGCAGGCGAACCCTGTTACCGGTGTGATCAAGAACGTGCCGATGAACACTTACAAGTTCAATACTCGTAAGGGCGTTCTCCCGGCCGCCAACCAGATTCCTATGACTGCCCGTATTACTACGGTCATCGAGGTTCCGGCTGGTGCTGACGTCTACGAACCTGAAGATCTTCGCGCAATGGTGTCCGCCCACTTTGGTTGTGGATGGGCCCAGGCCGACGGCATCTCTCAGACGATCATCACTGGCGTGCTCTAACGAGCATACCTGTGTTTGATCTGCTAGGCCCTCTCGGGCTTAGTTAGTAGACCGATTCGTTCTTTCACGCTGCGTCCCTCTCTCCGAGGGCGTATCATTAGGAGTTTACCCTATGAGTAAGCAGGTTAACGAGACACGTCTTAATTGCGTGTTTAGCTCACTGTCAGAAGAGTTAACCTCATCCCTCGGCGTCTTCCCAGACGCTAGGGACAGGCTGGTACATCGCATGCGTAAGCGTGCGGGTTTCGTCAACCACGATCTTGAGGATAAGGCCATTGATGGATTCCTTCAAGTCAACAAAACACTTGAAGGATATGACCATTCTCTGGACCTTGATTTGGTCGCTAACGCTCGGCATTTCATTACTGTTATGCTTGAGCGCTACACGACTAATTGTTCTGATATTAATATTCAGAACCCTCTCGACGAAATCCTTTTATTCGATAGGTGGCGCTACGGACCAGGCTCCAGCAATGGAGTCACCGGAACGCACGCCGCCGAAAAGATCGAACAAAGGATGACTTGTACCTCTCTGTGTGAACCATATGTCCGACGATTACGCCGTAACAACCCCTACTTCATTGCATTAGATAGCAAATGGAAAGATGGGGTGACGGTTATCTATGGTTCGAAACTGACAACTGTACCGAAAAACGAAGATACAGTGCGCACAATCGCGATAGAGCCCTCGGGGAATATGTGCATGCAGCTTGCTGCAGGCAACTACCTTGAAGGTGTTTTGTCGATGATTGGTCTTGACATAACGCGCCAGCAACCTAAGAACAAGTTGTTGGCTCAGAGGGGTTCAATAGATGGTTCACTTTGTACCATCGACCTGAAATCAGCCTCTGATATGATCTCGATCTCACTAGTGCGTGCTCTCCTTCCGAAGGCATGGTTTAACCTCCTGATGAAAATCAGGAGCCCTATCATGCTGGTGAGGGGGGAGTTAGTTGAACTCAACATGATATCAACCATGGGAAACGGTTTTACGTTCCCCTTGATGACATTGCTGCTGAGCTCTTTAATCTACGCTATGAGGTGTAAACGCGGCGGACCCAATCTATATATTGATTGGTCGTCTACTGCAGTCTTCGGAGATGACATTATTGTCCCAACGAAGGAATACACTGACTTAGTTGCGATCCTAACTTCCGCAGGACTCGTCGTTAACCATGACAAGTCGTATCACGAAGGTCCCTTCCGAGAGTCGTGTGGAGGCGATTACATGAACGGAGTTGATATAACCCCATTCTACGTAAAGAACCTCCGCAACGACCCCGAAATCTATGTAGTCATCAATCAACTGCTTGAGTGGAGCGCCAAACACGGCTTGTGGCCGTTGCGGACTTACCAACTTTTGATCAAGATGCTGCATAGTGGACCTTTCTTCGTGCCTGAGTGGTATCAGCCCTACCAAGGGATTAGAACTTCACAGGTTGCCCGTAAGTTTAAACACTATTCGTTAGTGGCTAAACGAGTCCCTTACAAAGGGGATTTTGTTATGCCACTAGCTTGTGGTGGATATATCACGGGCTCGGATCTTGGACCATTCTACACTCCTCGCCTTAAAAAGCAAAGGTATGTAGCCAAGAATTCCAGACTACCGAAAGGTTATCTGGATGGGGCAGACCCCGTTTCGAGGTCTGTCGTACTAAGCAGTCGAATAGCGATGGTAATCGCTATGGCTGCGTAGTGCAAAGGGGGTG